ACCTGCAAGTCACCTGCAACAACAAGGGTCCCTGTGTTGTCACCATGAGCAGCTGGATCAATAGTAAAAGTAGCAGGGCCTCTAAGGTAACCTGTTGTAATGATATTACCAATACTCAGATTGTCATTGCTATCTAGAGCAATAGCCTTCTCAGCGGGAAGTGTAATAAACACATCTTTTGTACCAGAAGTAAAGCTAACTGCTGAACCTCCAGAGCTACTCTCTAATACGGTAGTACGAGTTAGTGTGTTAGACGAATACGTGCCTAGACCTACCTCAAACTCATTGGTGCTTCTATGAGAGATTGCGTAGTATGTAGTATCGCTATCAGAAAGAACCGCACTAAAAGCCTGAAACCCATTTACAGAGCCGTCTAGAGCAGCCACACCTGTACCTGTTACAGTAGTAGTTTCTTTAACTCTATCTTTAAGAACTAAGGCCATGCGTGTTATTCCTTACTAGGCAATACGTACAATCGCGTTTGAAGCATCCGCAGCAGGCATTTGGATTACAAAGTCACCATTACTGGATGTCTTACTACCACCAAAATCAATTACTGCAATAGCCCTGTTATTCCGTGTAGAATTGTAAATAATGCACCCATCTGCTGACACAGTAGCAGAGGCCCACGTTGTATCTGCAAAGTCTATAATAGCTGTAGAACCGTCTAGTGAAATAACAGTACCCGTAAGCGTGTTACCTGTAGCAGTGTAGTTTGTACCTGTAGCCTCGTCTGTATTAGCAGTAACGTTGCTGTAGTTAGTAGTACCAGCACCATAAGTACCTGAAGGCGAAGCCTTGATAAGTGCAATCTTAATTACATCTGGGACAAGGTGAAATCTGGAGTCCAGGTCATGAACACCCCCAAAAAGCTCTTCTTTGAAGCTGTTGCACATTGCAGTTGTAATAGCCATCTTGAGATGTCCTTTCAAATAAGCGCAAAGGGGCTAGCACGAAGCCAGCCCCTAAGCTGTTACTGTTTAAGCAGCGTTGAACTTAGCTGTGATAAGTGCTTCAGGACGCAAAATCTTACGACCATAAAGCTGCATACCACGGCAGATGTCCGCGAAGCTATCTGGGTCACGGTACTTCTCTACTTTAGAGATTTGCTCAGCTGTTGCTACAGCAGAATCGTGGCCCGCAACGATAACACCGTAGTTGGTGTTCTGGTTTGCAGTACCGCCCGTACCAGCGCCTGTGCCTACGGAAGGAAGGTTGTTAGACTGATAAACACGGAAGCCGTGAATGTTGTCTGCCAACAAGCCGTTCATAAGGCCAGCACCACCGAAGTCTGCATTCAGAAGACGTGAATCTTCGTCCTTCAGCATTTCGATAAACACTGGGTCAAGCACAACCCAACGACCACGTGTGTCCACATCCTGCTCATCAAGTCTACGAGACATACGAGCAAGAACCTGCAAAGGTGTAGCAGCAACTGCGGAAACAGCTGTGGCACCCGTCAAGCGCGGAGCAAGTGGGATAGAGTGATCAGCTGCAGAAGTAGTGGTGATGTTAGTAAAATCACCCTTCTTCAGCTTGTTCGCCGCCAAGAGTTCGTCAGTGCCTGCAGCAGCATTTGCCTTAGTACCATTAACAGTTGTGTTAACAGCGTTGGCAGTTGTGTAACCTGAGAGGTACTTAAGAACGTCAGCGTCCATTGCATCTGCCATTTTATAAGCAGCGCGATCTGTAGACAAGTTCATGAAGTCGATGTGGCTGTGAGCCTCTTCGATGTCGTCCAGCTTGAACATAAAGTAGTTAGCTTTGTCGATTGTTAGCTGGAAGTCTGTGTCAACGAGGTCCTGTGCCGTAACACCTGTACCACGCTGAAGAGCGTTCACTGTGATGTCTGGCTCTTTCAGGATGCGAACAGAGTCGCCCTGAGCAGAAATCTCACCGAAGTAGTCAGAGTTAGTGATTGCGTTTACAACTGCAGACTTGCGAAATGCAAGCTGTGCTTTTTTCGAGAAAATCTCTGGAGAGAAGTTCCCGTTTGTAAGGTTGGTATAACCTGATGCCTTTGCGAATGCCATTTTAATTCTCCTATAGATATGACATGTATTTAGGGGTAGTAGTGATTAAAAACATCATATCCACGTAAGAGGCCAAGCTATTTCTAGGGTAACAACACAATAAGATTTGCAGGTCTTAGTGCGCTGGGCCTATACTCTGTTGGGTAGTTCTTTTAGTGGCTAGTGCTTTAAATGAGAGGTACACAGGCCGCTAAACCCATGTAACACACTCTAGTTTAAGCATGACAGCCAACTAGTAGCTGTACATGCCATTAGTTTTACCTAAGACGCTCTGATTGTCAATGACTTATTGAGAAACATCATAGATAAACTTACCAGAACGCATTGCGTCCATGATCTCGTCCTGCCTCTTGTCAAACTCGTCAAGAGACATCTTGTTAACCTGTGACTCGCTTAGCA